TCCTTCGATTTTGCCGTAAGTTCGCTTACAAAATCTTTCAATGTCATAAAAAAGTCATTTAAATAGTGTTTTATTAAAAATATAGTTGTATATTTGCAGCGTAAATTATAAGTCAGCCATAGAAAGTTTTCGTATGTGGTCATGAACCATAGTAAAACTTTTTATGGCTTTCTTGTAAATGAATATAAACGCTCAAAAATATCACCGTGAATGTTGACCTCCTCTGTTTTTACATAAAAAATGTTCCCTTTATACCTGTATTCGTATGAATTATAATTTTTAACTCCCTTTTTTTTCTTCATCTTTATTTTTGAAATTTCAACAGGATTTGTCAAATCTTTCCCTTCTCCCAGAGGACTGACGCGAATAAACTTCAGGGATGATATTTTTTTGTTAATTACCAGCGCCGCTTTTAATTGATCCTCATTAAAAATATGATGCAGTATAGCCTTCATTGACATTTTAGAGATTTTAATATTTCCTGTTTTAAGATTATCAAACTGTAAATGCTTTAGTTTTATGTGGCTTTCCTGTATGGCTTTTCTTTTAATGATAAGATTTTTATAAAACTTATCCGGTTGTTTAGAAAGTTCTTCAGCCGCTTTCTTGCTTTCCTTTGTAGCTACCCCTGCCTTTTTCAACAGTTCCTTCGGGCGCGAGCAATTGTAACAGTCTTTCTTCCTGCCGGCGTTAAAAAATCCCGCCCATTTGTTTCTAAACCTTTTGTCCGGTAACGTGCATGCAGCACAGGAAGTCGGATTGTAAGGATGCGTATCGCTGAACAGTTGCGCGTCTGTTCCGGGGTTGTTATCCAAGCCGCGATCGGGTTTCGGTTGATCGTCCTCGTCGATGACATGGGCGCCATGTACCGGATCGTCTGTAGCTTCAAGCGAACACTTGCAGTTCCACCTGTCGCCCGGGCGATGCTCTCTCCAGAAAGGGTGATACTGCGGAAGTGTCAGTTCTGCCTGCCAATATACGCGATGCACCGAATCGGGCGTTACGCTGGTAGTCGGCAGCCACCGGAGGTTCGGAAGGATGTCCTTTACTTCCCCAAACTGCCGCCAGTCGGCAGCCTGCCGGGCGCGCAGGACGGCGGTATCATATTCCGTGCGAAGCCAGTGTTTCACGCTGTGGCTCGTAATCGGCTCCACGTCTTGGGCAAATTTGTCGAAGGATTTCAGCTTGCCATCCTCGTCCGTGAGGTGCGAGGCGATGTCGCTTTGCAGTCTGTGTACACGGAAAGCGGAAAAGACGGCATTGTTGCTGCGCAGTTCCTCGTAGAAACTGTAATCGGGATCGGAATATTCCCGCCGCCCGAATCCCTTGTCGGTTGCGCTGTTAAAAATGTCCCACGTTTCCCTGAAAACTCCCTCGTCGATTTCGGTCAGCGGGTTGAATTTCTTTTCATAAATTCTGCGGACGGCTGACTTTAATATCTCCTCGTCGAACGTAAACGACGATTGTACCCTGTTTTCAAACGGATGCGAACCGTAATACAGGTTATCGACTACCATTTTAAAGCCCGGTCGTGCCGGGCGTCCCCGAAAAAACCGGACAACCAATTGGTAATTTTCTTTTTTTCTGCGGGCGTTGGTTCAGCCTCTCCCCCTGCCCTCTCCAAAGGAGAGGGAGCCGGTTCCTGTGCTTGCTCCCGCTGCCGGATTAACTCATCATAGTTTACAGGCTTTTCGATTCCGAATTCATCATACAAATAATCGTCCGAAACCGGAAGGTCGAAAGTTGTGCGGAGTTTCGTGAGAATACTTGCCTTTGCCGTCATGTCGATATTTTTCGGCTCCACAAAGCAAAACTCGCCACCTTTTGTATTGATACCCATCGACAGCAGGATATCGGTCATATCGTAGTTGAGAACATCCAGTACGTAACGGCGATCCGCCTGCGCCACCTGTTCCTCCACCTTACCGTGTATCGTTCCCAACGCCTGCGTTCCTTTGTCCGATGCCTCAGTGGTGAGCGTATTTCCCAGTATCAGCTTTGATATTTCATTGTTGCAGCGTTCACAAAGCCTTTCATATAAATCGGCGCTTCCGGATTTGTTGCTGCTTTCGACCAGCTTCATTTCGGTATCGGAGCCGTGGATAAAGGAGGCCATGCTACCGGTGGACTGAGAATCTTCGACCGCCCGCCTTCGGGAGTCGTCATCATCCGTCTGATAGATATATTCCCTGAGTGGCATACCGAACACTTCTGAAAAGTTTGCCCAGTCGGCTGTAGTATTTCGCTTGTAGATTACCCATGGCGCTGCTTTTGCCAGCAAGCCCAGATCGTCTTTACCTCCAATAAACAGCAGATCGGTAAATTCGTCCCAGTCCGTACCGGTGATAGCCGTTTGTTGCCGCATGATGATCCGGCGCACAGGGTCGACATGCTTGCGTGGTATCAGGTCGTAATTAACCCACTCGCCGTCCTTGTAGAACTGACAAAGCGAGAAGCCCCAAAACCGGGCGTCCATCACGTCGCTGACAAAGCGGCGAAACCAGGGCGACCGGATTTGCTCATTAATCGCTTCATCGGCTGTCCCCTTGCGCCGGAACTCAATGTTTGTCGATAGCACGGCGAGTATGCGCTTATCTATGACGCTGGAAAGATGTGTATCTATCAGGATGTCGCTGTACAGGTCATATAACTTGGCTCGGCGTGTATAATCAACGTTTTCGGCTGCCCGGATCGAAGACGTGAGGTCTGAAATATCCACTCCGAACCGTTTGGGCTGCGTAAGTATGATTGTGGCGGGCGTTTTCTGTCCCGGACGCGGAAGGTTTCCGCCTGTCGTTATTCTGTTTTTCTTAGCCATTTTTAATGAATTATGAGTTAAAAATTGTTTACACGCTTGGGTTTTGACCTTATTAAAAAAGTCGCATTCGATGCGCGTACTTCTTCCGGCAACAGGGGAGCGCCGTCGATGCTTATTTCTTCGCGAGCTACCCGCTTCAGCCATTCCTTTGCCCGCTCGTATCGGTCTTTACGCATCTGGGACAGCTTTTGTGGATTGTGAATACAAAAGATATGATAAACGGCGATGTCGATTGCCATCATCAAGACTAATTGATTTCGCTCGCTGCCTGTAGCCGAAAACATCCGGTCAGAGTCATAACGGCGCGAAAGGTAACCGCGCATTTCGGCAATCGCCCTGTCTTCGCATATTTCGATAACGGTTTCATCATCACGGACGAGAGCATCCAGTATTTCACGGTGGATGCTTGCATCATAATCGGTAAGTTCGATAAATCGGCTCATAATCTGTTTTTATTTTGTCGCGCTGCTATCCGGGATATAATCATCGCCGGACACGTATCGCGAAGTTTAACATCAATCTTTTTGTTTCCGCCCTCTACGGTATCAGGCCCGTCGGCAGGAAAATCCAGGCGGAGCGTGAACAGTTTGAACTGTTCTTCCAGACGCTTCATGTGTGGATTGTCTTTTTCATCCTCATTCAGGATCAGGTTGCCGTCGCGGTTCATCGGCTCAAGGTTTGCCTCAATGCGTGTCGCCTTGTCGGTTTTTTTGTCCTCGTCGCCTCTTATGTACAGGGCGATATTCTTTTCTTTGCGAACGCGCCGGACGATCGGAAGAAACACCTGCTGAAAGAAGGGATCCTGCAACTTGTTGTTTTCCATCCAGCAATATACCGGAACCCGCCCGCCGACATATTCCACTAATTTCACATACCAGTCGATAAACTCGGCATTGAGTCCGCGGTCGAGAAAAATTTTGATAACGTAAAGCTTTCCGTTCAACTTACCCAAAAGACAAACGGATTTTGTGGAACTTTGCTTTGTTTTGTTTTCTCCGGGAGCGGGGTCGCCGTATATCACCAGAAATTTGAACTTAGACAGCGGCGGAACTTTACCGTAGGTTATCTCCTTAAAAACCTGTCCTTCGGCGACGGGATTGTTGAAAAATTCTCCCTGCGCCGACTGGGTACTGATGAGCGAAAGAAACCGGTCGATATCTTCTTCGGAATTTTTTTGGGTCCACATCGAGCGTCCGTTTTTGTCGCGTATATTAACGATGTCCACGTATCCGATTTTTTCTATGCTTTTTGCCTTATCGATTGCCTTATTGATGCAGCAGTCCTTTGCGATGATATTCCCGTTAAATAATATACGGTAATTTCCGGAAACGGACATTGACGGCAGCAAGGCTTTTTCCAGCCACTTCCATTTGGTTTCTATCCTTTCGGGATTGCGGCATTCCTCGTCGGTGTCGATATCGTCAACCAGAATGAAATCCGGACGGAAGTTTTTGTTACGTGTACCGCGCGGCGACTGTCCGGCACCTACGGCACGAAAGGAACAGCCCGACCGGCAGGTGAACTCGCCTGTTTCCCATGCGCCGAGCGTTCTTTGTTCGCCATAGTCCTGAATAATACGCTCGTTTGCGTCGAAGTTTCCCATAAAGGGCATAAGCAGGCGGACGGCATTGTCATACGAATTGGATATAAGCAGTACGTTCCGGACTTCGCCCATCAGAGCCAGCTTGGAAATTTCCATCATGGAGCGCGCCGACTTCGCCAGCTCGCGCGACCAGGCTCGAACCTCATACCAGCGCTTATTTTTCATGATTCTCCGTGTGGCTTTTCTATGAAAGTCAGCCGGCTCGCAGGTATAATATTGATTGAAATAGTAGCGGAACCAGGCTTCATCATCCGCCTCCAGACGTTTTTTCCTTGTCTCTATATCGGAGGTTGTGTCTGCCGGATTGATGTCGGACGCGCTTTTTATGGAAGCGATCATCTCCTCCCACTGCTTGACCGCCAGTCTATCTTCGGGTGTAAGCCTTTTCTTTGCCATTTTTTACAGGTATTTTGATTTGATGTAGGCGTCCATAATCGGGGATATTTCCTTTACCTTTTCCGGCTCGATCGACCGGAGCCAGTTGATAAAGCCTCCGAATGCCGAAATGACTTCCGAAAGGCTCAGCTCCGTTTCCATTTTCCTGATGGCATTCGCCAGCTTGGCGATTGTATCGGCTTCGGCGGTGGTGGCATACCTTTCTCCTTCGGGTTTTTTAAGGATAGCGGCATTCAGTTCCTGAAGCTGCCGGTACAGGTTTTTAAGTTGCTCTTCTTTGGTTATCGTAACGGATACCTTGAAATGTTCCCACTTTTCGAAGTTTATCCATTTCCCGACGGTAACGCGTGAAACGCCCACGCGATCGGCAATTTCCGCCTGCGTGAGATTCTCTTTCGTGTAAAGCATTTTTGCCCACTCTTTTTTCTGTTTAATCGTCAAATCAGCCATGCGAATCTATTTTTATGCAAAATTCAGGCTTTTAAGCGGGGTTTACAAAACGAATTTTTATGACAGCCGAAAAAAGTGTTATGACAGCCGAAAAAAGTGTTGTCATAAAAATACGATTTGGAAAGGATATAAAATACCCTGAATTTTGCATTTGAATTAAGGCACGAGATTTTTTTAACAATTACAAACATGTAAATGACAAAGAAGTTTTTCAATACGGTAACCAATATGAACAAGGCTCAAATCTATATTTACGGAGATATAGACGATTACAAGGGTAAGCCGGAAGATATTGTGTCCGAACTGCTGGATATACAAAGCAGCCGCAAGGATATTGAAGTACATATCAACAGCAATGGCGGCGAAGTATATTCCGGAATTGCCATTATCAATGCGCTCCGGCAGAGTACGGCAAACATAACCGTTTTTATAGACGGTATTGCGGCGTCCATTGCAAGCGTTATCG